AGATAACTTGTATGCATCACTTGCTGCTCGTTACACCAAAGCATTAGCTCGTTCAATGGCAACAACAAAACAAATCAAAGCAGCAGCAGTATTAAACGGTGCGTTTACTACAGCAGTTGGCGGCGACAGCAAACCTTTGTGTGCAACTGACCATCCAACACTGTCTGGTCCAGATCTACGCAACGAATTGTCAACTCCAGCTGACTTAAGCGAAACTTCACTTGAGCAAGCTTTGATTGACATTGCAGCGTTCACTGATGAGCGTGGTTTGAAAATCGCGGTTCGTGGTTTGAAATTGATTGTTCCTAAAGAACTACAATTTACCTCAGATCGTATTTTGAAATCTACTCTACGTGTTGGTACTGCTGATAACGATATCAACGCTATCAAAAACATGGGTATGGTTCCACAAGGCTACACAGTCAACCATTACCTAACAGACCCAGACGCTTGGTTCATCAAAACTGATGCTCCTAACGGCATGAAAATGTTTGAACGTGTTGCGTTCAAAACTGGTTTTGAAGGTGATTTTGATACAGGTAACGTACGTTACAAAGCACGTGAGCGTTATAGCTTCGGTTACAGCGATCCACGCGGTATCTTCGGTTCACCAGGTACACCTTAATTCAACGGTAATACGTAGAATGGAAAGCCACCTTCGGGTGGCTTTTTTATTGCAAAACACTTTTAATTTTCTGTAAATGGTGTATATTGTGAGTATTCCGGGATTTATCCGGCTTATTAGACTGTCCCGGCAGACGCATACGAGACTAATAAGCTTAACTTTGTATGAAGGAAATCACATCATGGCATCAACCACCTTTTCGGGTCCAGTCACGTCCACAAATGGCTTTATTGGCGACATTACAGGTAATGTAACAGGTAATGTAACAGGTAATGTAACAGGTAATATCACAGGCAATATCGCAGGAAGCGGCAGCATCACGCATGCTACGACCGCCGCAATTAACGCTACAGCTACGGCAACTGCAACACAAGTAGCTACAGGCTATATTACATCTACATCAGCGGCTGCTACAACAATCACACTTCCTACAGGTACTTTACTTGGTGCTGCACTTAGCGCAGTTCGAGGCACTGTTTTTGACTTGTATGTTGATAACACTGCAGGCGCAAGCACTATAACTATGGCAGTAGCTGTAAATGGCATTTTGTCATCTGCAGCGGCTGACACAGCAGGCAGCTTTGGTGACTTGACTATTGCAGCGGGTGCTACAGGCATTGCACGCTTTACATTAATGTTTGCAAGTGCAACTGCCTATACATTCACACGTACAGCTTAATTTTAACTTCTAACTTTAAAGGAGTTAAATTATGTCTACTCTATCCTCAATTACTCGTGTAGGTACATACGAGCCGTTTGAGCTACAGGTATCGCGTGGTCAAATCATGGGCCACTCTACTGTTATAGTGTTTGGCTACAACCCAGATGTAGATACTTCTGAAGAATCTATCTGGCCAGATGGCGGTGTAGTTCCTCATCCAACAGTTGCCTCAGTGCTTAAGATAAGTTCAAGCAGCACTGATGACGCTTCTGCAGGTACAGGCGCGCGTACCGTTACTATTGTAGGCCTTGATGGCAACTATGACCAAGTAACTGAAACAGTTACATTAAATGGTCAAACTGCAGTCAATACCACTAACAGCTATCTGTATGTCAATCAGTTTTATGTAGCTACAGCAGGATCAGGTGGCGCAAATGCAGGTAATATCAATGCAGGAACAGGCGTAGTAACAGCGGGTGTTCCAGCAGTGTTATACGATATCATTGCAACTGGCTACAACAACCGGACCACGGCACATTACTGTGTTCCAGCGGGCTACACAGGCTATTTAACTACAGGCCTTGTCACTACAGGCCAGGTTACCGGCTCTACTTCTGTTACTGCATTCCTTAAACAGCATGGTACAGATGGTATTGTTCGTGTAGGTGCGGTATCAACGCTAAATAACGGTTCTGTACAGTATGATTTTACATACCCTTACATTATTCCAGAAAAGAATTGCGTAGGAGCATCTGCAATAGGGTCTTCTGCAAACAACTCTGCCAGTGCATACTTAAACATTGTACTGGTTAAGAACGACGGAAGTACTGCATAATGGAAATGATGATATGGAATATCGTGCTATCTTTTATGGTAGCCATTATGGGGTTTTTACTTAAATCTAAATTTGAAGACCTTGATAGGCTTAGTATTTTACTTAACCGTACCAGAGAGGAGATAGCGCGTGACCATATCACTCGTGCAGAAGTTAGGGCAGACATTGAAAGAATTATGGAACGCTTTGAAGATGGGATTAACCGTCTTGAAGCTAAAATTGACAAACTTGCTGAAAAGCAATAACTAAGGAGAAATATTATGGCTGGAAAAGGTATGGGTGCAGCAACTGCTGGTGGTGGTTGTGTTGAAAAAGGCTCCCGCAATAAAATGGTAAAGGACACTAGTAAGACAACAGGCCCTGTGTTTCTAGCTGACGGCGGTGAGGCAATCAGTCCTCGTAAACGCATGGCAATGGGCATGAAAGATGGCGGCTGTGCTACAAAAATGAAAATGGGCGGCAGTGTTAAAAAAATGAAAAAAGGTGGCATGTGCTAGATGGCTACTTCAGGTACCACGGTATTTGATTTACAGATCGACGAGCTTATAGAGGAGTCTTTTGAACGTTGTGGCATGCAAATGACCAACGGGAATCAGCTCAAAACAGCTCGTCGTTCACTCAATCTAATGTTTTTAGAGTGGGCAAATCGTGGCCTGAACCTTTGGACTATTGAACTTGCTACAGCTAACCTGACGGTCGGTCAAATAGAAGTTGTGTTGGATACCGACACAGTTAATGTGTTGTCTGCAGTTATACGTGACAACTCACAAAGCCCTCCTGTAGATATTGTAATCGATAGGATTAGCCGTGCAGAGTATTTGCACATACCGGATAAGACAACACAGGCAAGACCGGCTCAACTATACGTAGAACGTACCAACGTTCCTAAGGTATATTTGTATCCAGCGCCTAATGCTACTAATCTGTATCAGCTTCGTTACTATCGCATTAAACGCATGGACGATGCAGGTGACTACTCTAACACAGCGGACGTAAACTTCCGTTTCTTGCCTTGTTTAGCGGCTGGCCTAGCATACTACTTGTCACTGAAGTATGCACCAGAGCGTATGCAGGCTTTAAAAGGCATTTACGAAGAGGAATTTGCACGTGCTGCGGCCGAGGATAGAGATACGGCAAGCGCATATTTTGTGCCTGATGTAATGGGATATTAATGTGGCATATGCTTCTGGTAAGTACGCGTTTGGGTTATGTGACTACTGCGGCCAGCGGTATCCGTACAACGTACTAAGAAAAAACTGGCGCGGATTTAAGGTCTGCCCTGACGACTATGAACCAAAAGAGCCTCAATTAGAGCCTTTACAGTTCGTAGCGGATGCGCAAGCGCTTGAGCAACCTCGTCCGGATAGGGTAGAACCCTTGGACGTATACGTTGGAGCACCTGGTGACACGGCTTTTGAAAGTATTGGCAGTGCAACAAGTACCATTGACATGCGTCCTGCTACAGAAGACAAGGATTTATACGCGGTAGGGGTTTTGGGAACAGTTACGGTGGAAATAACATGACATACGATGAATTAGTAACAAACATCAGGAACTACACTGAAGTCGGAAGTAATGTATTTACTGCGCCTGTAATTAATACATTTATTACCATGGCCGAGAACAGGATTCTTAGGGACATCGACCTTGATGACTTTAAAAAAGAATCAACAGGTACAATGACCAGCGGTAACAGATTCCTAACAGCTCCTTCTGACTTGCTTACACACCGCTATTTAATCCTAACAGATGCAGCCGGTGATCAAATCTTTCTAGAATTCAGAGACACCTCTTTCTTAAAAGAGTATTGGGTAGATGGTACTGCAACAGGCGTTCCTAAGTTTTATTCCGTATGGGATCAAAACACGTTCTACATTGCACCTACGCCTAATGCTAATTTCACGGTAGAAGTAGGCTACATCCGTAAGCCTGCTACCTTATCTGCTGTTAACACCGAAACATGGGTCAGTATTAACGCCCCTGAGGCGCTTTTATATGCTTGCTTGATACAAGCCTATAGCTATACAAAAGGACCGCCTGACATGATGGCATACTTTGAGAACAGCTATAAACAAGCTATTCAAGGTCTTGGTGTTGAGCAACAAGGTCGCCGTCGTCGTGACGAATACAGGGATGGTATGGCTAGGCTTGTTGTCCAGTCTCCTTCACCTAACTAAGGACTATAAATGGCCATTACTCAGACCTTATGCTCCTCTTTTAAACAAGAACTTATGCAAGCGTTGCATGACTTTGATGTGGTAGGGGGAAACACTTTTAAACTAGCGTTATACACTGACGCCGCTGTTTTAAACGCTTCTACTACGGTGTATACGACCGTAGGTGAAGTGCCTGCAAGTGGAAGCTACACGGCGGGCGGTGGGACACTTACTAAAGTAGGTGTGTCCGTATCGGGAACTATTGCCTACACTAGTTTTAGTGATATTTCATTCACTTCATCAACAATTACAGCATTTGGGGCATTGGTGTATAATGCGACAAATGGTAATCGAGCAGTAGCTGTGTTAAATTTTGGATCAGAAAAGGTTTCAGTAAATAATACATTTACCATTCGTTTTCCCCCAAATAATGTGTCAAGTGCTATTATTAGAATCATCTAAGGAGTTAAAAATGTTTAAAGAAAAAGTACAAATGGCTGACGTATGTGAAGCCACGGTAGCCAGAGGGGCCAGTCACACAGAAGTGACTAGTGTCTCAGGCTATTACACTATTGAGTGCCATGATGCTAATGGTGCTTTAAAATGGAAAGACGATATTCATAATCTAGTGACCACAGTAGGTAAAAACCTAACTATGGACACCGTATTAGGTAATTCTGCCTCTGGTGCTGTAGTAATGGGCCTAAAAGGTACGGGTACAGCAGATGTAGCAGATACACAAGCTTCTCATGCCACATGGAACGAAGTAGGTGGCACTAATGCCCCTACCTATTCTGGTAACCGTAAAACACCTACATTCGGTTCAGCTTCAGGTGGCGTTAAAACCACCAGCTCAGCCGTTGTGTTTTCAATGACAGGCTCAGGCACTGTAGCAGGTTGCTTTATCAACATTGGTGGTTCAGCTACCAAAGACGATACAACAGGCACATTGTTCAGTGCTGGTGACTTTACTGCCGGCAATAAGGTTGTAACATCAGGCGATACATTATCCGTTACATACGCTGCAACTGCCGCTTAATTAGGAGCCGCAAATGGCTCTTGTCCTTAAAGATAGAGTAAAAGAGACCGCGAACTCGCCCGGTACGGGCACGGTTACACTGCTTGGAGCCTCAACGGGCTATCAGGCTTTTTCCGTTGTCGGTAATGGCAACACTTGTTATTACTGCATCGCAGACTCAAGTGGACCAAACTGGGAAGTAGGTGTGGGTACTTACACGCTTTCAGGTACCCTGCTTGCACGGACTACTGTACTGTCCTCTTCTAATTCAGGGTCGCTAACTAACTTCAGTTCAGGGATACAAGATGTATTTGTCACTTACCCTTCCGAGCAAGGCGTTTGGTTGGATGCTTCTGGGGATGTAATAAACCTAGGGGCAATAACCGGAACAAGTCTCGTAGCAACAGGAACTGTAACAGGTACAGCAGTATTAGCGTCTAATGGGCTTATCGTCAACAACATGACGGTGAGCGCCAACTACTCAATACCCTCCGGGTATTCAGCCAGTTCAGTAGGTCCTGTGACAGTGAACGGTGGAGTTGCAGTTACGGTGCCTTCCGGTAGTCGCTGGTTGATCTTGTAATGTTTGGGTTAGCCGCATTTGCACAGGCACCTTTTGCCGCCCTAGGCGGGGGTATTAATTACCCGGTAGATGTAGCAGAGACGATAACCCTAACACAAACACAAACCGCAGCCGCTGAGTATATTGTTGCCCTAAGCGAAAGCTTAACAGTATCAAGTGCGGAGGATGTACTAGCAGGATTCATTGCCAATCGTGCGGAAAGCATTGCGCTTACTGAAGCACAGGATGCCCAAGCAGCGTTCACCGCGGATCAAGCAGAAACAATTACAGTAACCGATGCACAGAGTGCGGATGCTGATTATGGGGTAACACAGGCAGAAAGCATTACGCTTACTGACGAGCAGTCAGTGCAGGCAGGCTTTGTCGGGGCAGTAAGTGAATCACAAACATTAACAACTACACAAACAGTTAGTGCTGACTTTGCAGTGGCACAATATAACAACATAACCCTAACAACCAATGATGATGTAAACGCTGATTTCGTAGCAAGCCAGGAAGAACAGCTTGTAATGCTAGAGGCAGTTACTTCCACAGGTAGCTTTCTAGGTTTTGTAGTTGATACCATTACGGTTACAGACGCACAAGACGTGCAGGCTGATTTTACAGCGGATGTTACAGAAACAGAGACATTGTCTGACGCACAGGATGTGCAAGCAGATTTTGTTGCTAGTGCCAGTGAGACAATCTCAATAGCGGATACTCAAACCGGAAATGCAACCTATCCAGTAGTTCTTACAGAATCCTTTACAATTACTGCTACGCAATCAGCAACAGCTCAACTTGTAGGAAGCGTGTCTGAAATAATGGTCATGCTAGATCTTCAGTATGCAAGGGGGTGGTTCCAAGTGAATGATGCACAAATACCCAATTGGGTAGCGGTTGTGGATACTCAGGTCCCCGGCTGGATAGAGGTTGACGACAACCAATAATACTGTAAAATGTACTCAAATCTGAAGGACTAAAACATGGCTTCAACCTATTCATCATTAAAAATAGAGCTCATCCCTACGGGTGCCCAAGCGGGTACGTGGGGCGCGAC